AGTTTATTTTCCTGATAAATACTAGATAATAGGGAAATAGCATGGCAACCACCACACGACAAACCAGTTTATTAGTCTCACAAGATTGGACTAAGCTATATCAAGCGTTCCGTAACGCAGACTTCCAAAGCTATGACTTTGAAACTCTACGTGCCAGTATGGTCAGCTATCTACAGCTTTACTACCCTGAAGACTTCAATGACTTTATTGAAAGTAGTGAGTTCATCGCCCTAATTGATATGATCGCGTTCCTAGGTCAAAGCCTGGCGTTCCGCGCTGATTTAAATGCTCGTGAAAACTTTATCGACACAGCGCAACGTCGTGACAGCATACTTAAACTAGCACGCCTGGTCAGCTACAATCCTAAACGTAATATCCCTGCTGTTGGCTTGTTAAAATTTAACAGCGTGTCAACTACTGAAAACGTCTATGACAGCAACGGACTTAATCTAAGCGGACTAGTGATCAACTGGTCGGATGCAGGTAACAGCAATTGGTTAGAACAGATGACTCTAATACTCAATGCTGCATTGGTTAATAATCAAGCCATCGGTAAACCCGCTTATAGTCAGATCATCAATGGTATTACCAACGAAGAATATCAGATCAACCTAGTGCCTAATATATTATCTACCTACAGCTTTAAATCCACTGTGGCTGGCTCACAGATGCCATTTGAAATGGTAAGTCCTACTAGCTCAAATGCCACTTACATCTATGAAGCTGATCCTAAATTAAATGCTCCGTTTAACTTCCTATATAGAAATGATAATCTAGGCAACGGCAGCAACAACACCGGCTATTTCTTATATTTCAAACAAGGTGAGCTAAAGAGTTTAGATTTCAATCTTGCTGAAAGTATTCCTAATCGTGTTTACGGCGTTAATACCAATAATATCAACAACACAGACATTTGGTTGTATAGCCTAGACAGCAACGGTAATTTAGATGTCCTATGGGAAAAAGTCCCAGCAGTAGCCAACACCAACGTTATCTACAATGCTACATCAAACAAAAATATCTATCAGATCAACAGCCGCGCAGGTGATCAAATTGACCTAATCTTTGGTGATGGATCATTTGCTAACATTCCACAAGGTAACTTCCGTATCTACTATCGCGTGAGCAATGGTCTACAATATAAAATCACTCCTGATGAAATGCAGGGATTAGTGATACCGATCAACTACGTCAGTGCCGCAGGCCGCGTTGAAACTATTACACTCACAACTAGCCTACAATATACAGTGGCCAATGCTACTGCACGTGAAAGTCTTGACAGTGTTAAACAAAAAGCTCCACAACAATTCTACACACAGAATCGCATGATCACTGGCGAAGATTATAATATCTTGCCTTATACATTATTCAACGATATTTTAAAGATCAAAGCAGTCAACAGAACGTCAAGTGGTATCAGTCGTTATTTAGATGTAATTGATGTCACTGGGAAGTATTCATCTACTAATATCTTTGCACAAGATGGTATGTTATATCGTGACAACACAGTTAATACGTTTAGCTTTGACTATAATACTACCAATGACATTTACAAAGTTATTTACGATCGTATAGCACCTATAGCACAAGCACCAGAAACACTACAGTTCTTCTATGCGCACTATCCATTATTAGATCTGACTGATATCTATTGGCATACGTCAACCGTGATCGCCAATGGTTGCACAGGTTATTTTGTTGACAGCACAGGCAAGATCCTACAGATTGGCGCAGCAGTGACCAGCACTAACAAATATATCGTGCAGAGTTCTATAGTTAAAATGTCGGCGGGCGATGGTAATTATTTTGATGCACAGAATCGTGTTAAAACAGGCACACCACGTAATCCAGGTGACAAGTATTATGTCTATGCTGCGATTGAACTAGTGGTAGGAGATGGTACGAATGGTGGCCAAGGTAATTTGTCAAATGGTGAAGGTCCAGTGACTATCAATCAGATCATACCAGTAGATGAACTACCGGTGGCTGATCGAGTATTTGCTGTGTTTAACGTGGCATTCTCAAATGCTCTGGTTTCAACCATGGTTGGCTACATACAGGCTTTTGCTAACTTTGGTCTACGCTATGATATAGAATCAGCCAGCTGGAAAATTATCACTCCACAAGACCTAAACACTACAGATCCATTTAGTCTAACTAATGCAGGAGATACCAGTGGTCAGGCATTAGATTCAAGCTGGATCATAGCATTCCAAACAGTAGGACAAACATACACAGTCAGCTATCGTGGATTAAACTATGTATTTGAAAGCGTGCAAGAAACTAATTTTTACTATGATGGCACTACAAAGATTTTTGACGCTACTACAGGATTAACAGTTAAAGATCAGATCAAAGTATTAAAGGTCAACACACAACCTGATAATAGTAGTCCATTGGCACTTGATTATATTTGGAACATCTACAAGAGCATCACTGAAGTCGATGGCTATACTGACATCAACAGGATCTATGTAACATTCTCTGATATCGACAATGATGGTATTCCAGACAATCCTGAATTATTTGAACTATTAGTTAATCCTAATGTAGACGTAACTAACAAATATGTTTATTTTGAATCAACTACTGGCTACGATAATTTTGTAACTGAAACACCAGTTGATAACAACACAGTGGTATCACAATATGCTACCTTACGTGATGCACAGGTAGCGGCTACCTTATATCAAAACGGCCAACTATTTTATATCGCACCAAGTAATTTATTTTACCAATTATCAATCGCTGGTGCAGTTTATACATTAAATCTTGCTACTGGATATTCGGCTAAACTAGGTCGACAAAGTCTATACTTCCAATATCGTCACAATAGTCCAAACAATCGACGTATTGACCCAAGTCCAAATAACATCATTGACTTGTATATACTAACACAGCAATACAGTATCGATTATCAATCATGGGCACAGGATATCACAGGAACGATCACTGAACCTAGCTTGCCAACCAGCGAACAGTTACAACTTAGCTACAGCAGTTTAGATGAATACAAGGCTGTCAGTGACACTATCATCTATAATCCTGCACAGTTTAAACCATTGTTTGGTGCCAAGGCTGATCCTAAACTACAGGCACAATTCAAAGTGGTTAAAAATTCTAATATCGTTATCAGTGATAACGAGATACAAACATCTGTGATCGCTGCTATCAACAGCTATTTTGATGTGGCCAATTGGGACTTTGGTGAAACATTCTATTTCAGTGAACTCGCGGCATACTTACACATGCAACTGGTTCCAAATATTTCCAGCATTGTAATCGTTCCTGCTAACGAAGCCAGCGTGTTTGGCAGCTTGATGCAGGTCAATGCAAACATTAATGAAATCATTACCAGTTGCGCGACTGTCAATGATGTTAAGATTATCACGGCTATCACAGCGGCACAACTTAATCAAACTGGCGCACTAATAACTGCTTAGGACTATAATGGCTGAAAGAAAAACCTATAACTTTTTACCCACTACCTTTAGATCTGATACGAACCAAAAGTTCTTGGCAGCTACCATGGATCAGTTGGTATCAGAACCAAATTTTACCACGCTATATGGGTATATTGGTCGTAGATTCGCTCCTACTTATAAAAGCACAGACAGCTATGTCCTCGAAGATACTGCGGTTAGACAAGACTATCAACTTGAACCTAGCGTGGTCATACGTGATCAACAAAATAATATCACATTCTTTGCGACCTATATTGATCTACTTGAAAAGATCAGCTACTATGGCGGCATTACCACTGATCAAAATAGATTGTTTGAACAAGAATATTATACCTTTGACCCACGCATCAGCTATGACAAATTTGTTAATTTCAGCCAATACTATTGGTTGCCTGATGGTCCTGATTATGTAGAAGTCAACACCACAGGTCTTGACCTTAGCATAGAGTATATTGTTACCAGAGATGCGGCCAATGGTCGTTACATATTTAAAAGTAATGGTGTAGTAGACAACAGCATTATTTTAGCACGTGGGGGTAGTTATACCTTTACTGTTGATCAACCAGGAGTTCCATTCTGGATACAGACTGAACTAGGCGTAGATGGTGTGATCTCAGCCACACCTACACTAAGCTCAAGAGATATCCTAGGCATTGAGAACAATGGTATTGATGTTGGAACTATAACATTCGATGTTCCACAAACCACAGCACAGGATAGATTCTTAGCCCAATCACTAGTCTATACGGTTGACTATGCGACTCCATTTGATACCCTACCATTCAGCAGTTTCCACAATCAATTAGTATCAACTTTCTTAGCCAACTATCCACAGTATGGTGGCATCACAGGTCAGCTTAACGGCAAACATCTGGTGTTTGTTAATGTGCAGTTGGCCACTAATGTAGGTGAAGAAGTATGGACCTATCCTGAGGTAATAGTTGATACATTACCAGCAACTGCTGGAGCATCAGGCACTAATGTTATCACATTGTCATCGACAGACAAGTTGATCGCTAATCTTGCAATATCTGGCACTGGCGTTCCGAGCGGAACTACTATCGTCAGCGTTGATTCAGCTAATGCCAATGTCACACTCAGCGCAAATCTTACTATCACAGCCAGTGGTGCATACACATTTACCGCTCCTGACTTTGATGCTGGATACGTAGTGCCAGAAACAGAACGTTACGGTGTATTCCGTGTGGTCTATGTTGATGCCGGTATCAAGAATGCAGATGGATCTACTGACTATGTGACAAGACTGGTATTTGAACAGGCAGTTAATGTAGATGAAAAAGTCTACGTAAGATTTGGTGTTGTCAACGCCAATAAAGAATATTATAAAGACTACGATGGCTTTATGAAACAGGTCCCAATAATTACCTGTCAATTGAATAACCTATGGATACAAGATGGTTCTAGGGTAGACATTTATAAAAGTGTGCTGGTAGTGGAATACAATGCTTGGACCATTGATGTCAACAATGATATCATTGGCCAATTGGTCTATACCAGTCCTAATGGAGTTGAATTTACCAGCGGATTAAAAATACAATTTGCAGAAGATGTGACTCCTGCTAGCTATCAAAATCGCCAGTTCTATGTAGAACAAGTTGGCGATGTTAGCCAATACAATGGTGGTATAAGACTAGTTCCAGTGGACGAATTAATAACTCCAGAAGCATACAATGCTGAACTAGCATTAAACTATCCAAACGAGATATTTCCTGATTATTTTACTATCAATCGTGCCAGCATTGATCGCAGTGCTTGGTCACGCACCAATCGATGGTTCCATATTGATGTAGTCCTAGCTACAGCGGCCTACAACGGAACACAACCAACCATTGACCAAGCTAGTAGAGCACAACGTCCTATCGTGCAGTTTGACTGTGATCTACAATTGATCAATGAAGGTCGTATTGGACTTGATCATATTGATATCTTGGATACCAGCACTAGAAATGCCTTTACAGAATTACAAGGACAGACCTATGCGATAGCATTTGGCGTTACACTATTTGATGGCCTGCGTGTGATCTTTGCTGCTGATGAAGATCCTCTGGTCCGTAATAAAATTTATGTTGTTAGTCTGGTCCAATATGAAGTTGATGCTCAACAGCTACCTACAGGTCCGTATCACATTGAATTATCATTGGCTGATGATGGAGATGTAGCGACATATTCTACAGTGGTAGTTGCTATTGGCCAATACAAAGGCAGTCAATGGTGGTATGATGGCGTTACTTGGATCGCTAGTCAACCTAAAACAGCTCTACAACAACCCCCATTGTTTGACGTATTGGATGCCGACGGTAAGAGTTTCTCGACTTATACTAGAAGCACATTCACAGGCACACAGATTTTTAGCTATGTGCGTGCTACCTCAGGTACGACAGATCCGGTGCTATCAAAAGGAATCATTCCTACGATCTATGACAGCAGCAATAATCCTGTAACTAATTTCTATCTCAGCTACAAGACATTTACCACACAAGGTGACATCAAGTTCCAAAACTATTTTAACACTGACACATTTAGCTATGTTGATGCTAATGATGTTATAACCACACAGCTGATCAACACTGGTTACATACAAAAAATCTTAGCTGCTGAAACTCTACAACCTAAGAACACCTGGGCTACGGTTCCTGAGCCTAGTCATCAATATCAACAGATCAGTTATATATTTGATGGCACTAATAATCCATTTGTCGTAGACATCGTTCCCGAAGTAGAAGCATCGATACCTTATACTAAGGTATTCCAAAATTATCAATATCTACAGCCAACAGATTGGACCTTGGCTAATAGTGCTGTTCGATTATCAACATCATTGACAGTAGGCGATCAGGTTGACATTTTAATCTATAGCCAACAGATCAGTAAATTGGGTTTCTATCAAGTTCCACAGAACTTAGATCTAAATGCGCAGAATATTGATATAGACACACTGACGCTTGGTCAGATACGTAATCACCTAGTAGCATTGTCACAGAACAGTACCATAGTTGAAGGTGATATCTTGGGACAAAGTAATCTTAGAGATATTGATATTAAACAACAAGGTGGCACGATCCTACAACATAGTAGTCCAACACCTTACGCTAGTTTATTCTTGATCGACAAGACAGCTAATTATGTAAATGCATTACGTTATGCACAACAAGAATATACCAAGTTTAAAAATAAATTCTTAGAACTCAGCACTTCCTTGTCTGGCATACAACCAACAGATCCAGTGACCAGTGTCGATCTTATATTGGCTAAAATTAACCAAGTAAAAACTAAATCATTCCCCTGGTTCTACAGCGATATGGTGCCATATGGTACTTTGATCAACATCGTCAGCCAACAACCGGGTGTAGATGGATTCTTGGTATTTGACCCATTGAAAACCAACTATGAAATCACTAACATTTTTAACAGCCAGGAACTCAGCAACAAGGCAGTATTAGTTTATCGTAACGGGGTACAGTTACTCAACAATGTTGACTATGCATTTAATACCACAACACCATCGATTGACTTCTTGATTGGTCTGGAAATAGATGATGTCATCAGGATCGTAGAATACAGTAATACCGACGGTAACTATATTCCAGAGACTCCTACTAAACTAGGCTTATGGCCGACTTTCCGTCCAGAGATATTCTTAGATGATACCTATAGAACACCAACCACGGTTATACGAGGACACGATGGTAGCATTACACCAGCATTCGATGACTTCCGTGATGACTTTTTATTAGAACTAGAAAAACGTATCTATAACAATATCAAGTTAAACTTGAGCGGCACATTTGGTGATATATTCCGAGTAGTCCCTGGTAAATTTAGAGATAGCGAATATACCCTGGCTGAAATTGACCAATTAGCATCTATCTATTTCTTAAACTGGATTGGAAACAATAAACTAGATTTCAGCACCAATGATACATTTGAACCAAATGATCCATTTACTTGGAACTATGCAGGCAGCACTGATGTTATCGATGGTGCCAACTTACCAGGTAGTTGGCGTGCCTGTTATCAATACTACTATGATACTATCCGACCACACATCACACCTTGGGAAATGTTGGGATTTTCAGCTGAGCCAGATTGGTGGCAATCATACTATGGTCCTGGACCATACACCGGTGGTAACAAACTCTTATGGGATAATCTAGAAGCAGGTCTTATTGTTGCTGGATTCCGCCAAGGTGTAGACCTAAACTATAAACGTCCAGGACTGAGCCAGATCATTCCGGTAGACGTAAATGGTAATCTATTAAGTCCACAACAGATATTAACACGCTCATTGAATACCAAGCGAGCAGCATCAGCTTGGCAAGTGGGCCAATTTGGTCCTGTAGAATTTGCATGGCGGTCAAGCAGTGAATTCCCTTATGCTGTCCAGCAAGCTCTGGCATTGGCTAAACCAGCTAAGTATTTTGGATCATTGATAGACACCTACAATTATTCATACATCAATTCATTGTTTACTATACAAGATTCAGCATCTGGGGTAACCTCAGGATCTGAACAGTATCTGACTTTAACTACAAATCATCATATTACACAGAACGTTATCCAGTTCAATGGTGATACGAGTTCAGGCACATTATATAGAGGTGCAGGCTATTTAAACTGGATCGCTGATTATCTTATCAGCCAAGGTATCAACCCTTCAACATATATCTCACCATTGTTGAAAAATTTCCAGGTTAATCTAGCCTACAAGGTTGCAGGATTCACTGATCAAAAATACCTAGAAGTATTAGCTGAACAAGTCAGTCCTACCAGCACCAACGCCAGTGTGTTAATACCAGATCAAAACTACGGCGTTTATCTAAATGAAAATCCCGTGCCTATTGACAAGCTGATCTATAGTGCTGTTATCGTTGAGAAAACTGATCTTGGTTGGACGGTCAGAGGTTACGATTTATTCAACAGCTACTTTACTATCATTCCAAGCATAGTTAATAGTAATGCTTATAGAATAACCGTATTAAACAGCAGTGCTACGGTATTTAACAACTATCAAAACTTAAAATTAAATGTACCATATGGTCATGAATTTACCACAGCACAGCAAGTAGCAGACTTCCTAATAGGCTATGAGCGTTATCTAATAGCACAAGGCTTTACATTCACCGATTCGGATCCAATGCTGAACGAAATGCGTGATTGGAAATTGTCAGTTAAAGAATTCTTATATTGGATACAACAAGGTTGGCGAGCAGGCAGTATTATCGTCCTATCACCAGTGGCTGATAGTATCAGTGCAGTCACCGTTGGTGCGATCACTGCCGGTATTGAAGACAGCCAATATGCTAGCAAGGTATTAGATCAAAACTTTAATCTGGTTAGAAATAATAATTATAATGTCATGCGATCAGCTACAGAGTTTAAACTTAATTTCACTGATCCTGCAACAGTCATAGGTTATGTTGAGGTTGACCTGGTGCAGTATGAACATGCATTGGTGTTTGATAATGTAACAGTATTCAATGATGTTATCTATCAACCAGAAAGCGGTAATAGACAGTTTAGATTAAAACTAGTAGGACAAAAAACAGCAGCCTGGAATGGTAGTCTATCAGCACCTGGGTTTATCTATAGTTCCGGTGTGGTCGCTGATTGGAATCAAGGTAAAGATTATCTCCAGGGTGAGCTAGTCCAATACAAAAATCAATACTATACTGCCTTGGTAAATGTAGTGGCCAGCACACAATTTGAATTCCAATATTGGCAACAGATTAATCAAACGCAAATACAGAAAGGACTGCTACCTAACTTCTCAACACTGGCAGTGCAGTCACAGTCATTTTATGATTCATACGCTGAGATCAAAGATCAAGATCAGATGGCATATAGTCATGCATTAATTGGGTTTAAACCAAGACAATATCTGTCAGACCTTGGTGTAACAGAAACTACACAGATAGAATTCTATAAAGGATTTATCGCACAGAAAGGTACTGCCAATGCTGTCAATCAGATGCTCAAGGCTACATTTAACAATCTAAGCAGCGATATCAGCTTCTACGAAGAATGGGCTATGCGTGTCGGTGAGTATGGTGCATTAGATACTAATCCATTTGTAGAGATTCCGTTGAATGAAAGTGCATTTGGTGTTAATCCTAGTGTGGCAAGATTCGTTGGAGAAGCTGATAACAATTTAGCCGACGGAGTCACGATATTTAATCAATCACAGCTTTATAAATCTTACGGAATATATACCGGTAATATCGCACTTAATAGGACTGAGCACAGCGACTATGACAATGATATTCCAACAGCAGGATACGTTAATGTTGATGATGTTGACACGCAGATATTTGATCTAGCTAACTATCAAGATCTAGATGGTCAGATTGCTGCCATGGGCAGTGGCTATACCATATGGTGCGCTAAAGACTTTAGCCAACAATGGAATGTCTATCGTGTAACTGAAACTAATAATTTTGTAACACAGGTCGCTAATGCTCTGAATGG